TCCCGGCTCTGATTGGTCATTGGTAACCCTGCCCGTATTGGGCACGCCTTTAGGCAGGTTAAACTCCATCCGGTATTTGTTAGGGATGGATATACCCCGCTGCATTTCGCTGAACAGCTTCAGCACTGACATATCTGCTTTGGACATTATTTGTATCTCCTAGCGTCTTTCCAAACGGTAGAATCGGGGGCTTTCTTGAATTGCTGTGTCGGCAGGAAGGCCACTTCTTCCCAAAAGCTCGAATTTACGCGCATGATTTTTGACTGAACATGGCTGGCTAGGTATCGCTTAATGCAATGCTGAAAGAAGGGCACTTGCGACAACCTAGTCAGCATCTTGTAGGATAGGTGCATGTAAGTTCGCTTACCGTTACCACCTGTTCTAATGGTCTTGCTGTACTCCATCAACTTATCAAGCAGCTTTGCCCGCAAGATAGGAGGTAGGTAATGCAGGTTAAGGCCGAGCCAGCCATCCGCATAGACGTTGATGCAGACAATCAGCGGGAAGGCATCCCAATAAGGCAGCTTCTCTTTTGTCTTGGCATCATAGACATACTGATACATCCCGCCGATATACATTTTCTGACGGCTGGATACCGCTGTGGCCACATTGCGTTCATCATGACTACCGCCTGCATCACGAAGCTTGCTTAGATACCAGCGCAGGCTGCTGTCGGCACGTTTCTTCAAACGGCCTTGCCGGGTAGCGATGCGAACTTTCTTTTCAATCGCATTCTTCTCGTCCGGCGCTTGAGTAACTGCAGATTTTGGTTGCTTTGGCGCTGTCTTGGTTAATTTGGGTTTGGCTGTTTTAGCCGCTGCAGCCTTGGCAGTCTTGACAGGCTTGGTATCCTTGGCAGTACGCTTTGGCTTGGTATCCTTGGCAGTCTTGGTCTTGGTTTCTTTTGGCGCAGCTTCAGGCTTGGCCTTGGTAGCCTTCTCGGCCTCCTTGGCCTTCTTGGATTTAATCGGGGCAACCCGTTTCAGCTTGGGCTTTTCCGGCTCTTTAACCGCTTTCGGCTTAGGCTGTGGCAAATCCATCCGCTTCAGCTTCACATGCGGTTTGGCCTTGTTAGGCTGCTTCAGCTTGATTTTCAGCTTTGGCTTCTTCACGCCTGCTACTTCATCTTCAATATCTGCCATATCATTAACATTCTATCTAAAATCCTAGAATTTCTAGGATTGTTGGTAACTATTTGTGGGACAAGGATTTCTGTTCAAATGGGTATCGGTTGGTTGTTGAGGGTGCAACCGATACCTACTCGAGTAATCATTAACATATTTCAAGAATCCTGCATCCCCGCTATCTGATATTTAAATACTGTTAGATAGACCATTAT